GATGAACTTCGGTCAACGACCCTTTGCCTACACCCCACCGACAGGCTTTAAGAGTCTGAACACATACAACCTGCCTGACTCGACTGTTGAGGATGGGAGTGAGTATTTCAATACGGTGTTGGCGACTGGGAACGCTTCGACACAATCAATTACTGGAGTTGGATTCCAGCCTGATTTTGTGTGGCTGAAGGTAAGAAGTGCAGCAGTTAACCACATATCTTACGATGCCGTTCGTGGTGCTGACAACTATTTGGTTCCAAATTTAACCAATGCAGAAGGTTCAGGCGGCGGTCAAGGTTTAACATCTTTTGATACTGATGGGTTTACATTAGGCAATATAAATCCAAACTCAAGTGGTTCTTATACTTTTGTCGCATGGAACTGGAAAGCCAACGGCAGCGGCGTAAGCAACACCGACGGCATCATAACGTCAACTGTCAGCGCCAACACTACGGCTGGGTTTTCGATTGTTAGCTGGACAAATCAAGGGACTAATACTGACACGGTTGGGCATGGCTTGGGTGTTGCGCCAAAAATATATATCTCAAAGAAAGCAAGCACAACTGGCGATTGGTTTGTGTTCTACAGTTTTGTTGATGGTTCGCACGACTATCTTTTGTTAAACAGTAGTCAAGCAGCAGTTAACCATTCCATTGCATTACCAACCAGCACGGTATTCACAACTGGCGCTGGTAACACCGATAGATATATTACCTACTGCTTCGCCGAAGTCGAGGGCTTTTCCAAGTTTGGCTTCTATACGGGCAATGGAAGTGCTAACGGGCCGTTTTCGTATTTGGGGTTTAGGCCTGCGTTTGTGATGATTAAAAGTACGGGCGTTGGAACTCGTTGGATTATATGGGATGCCGCGCGTGACACCTACAACGTAGCCGATAAAACGCTCGCACCAAACCTCAGTTCGGCAGAATTTGTCAACGCGCCGTATTGGTACGTCGATTTATTGTCCAACGGCTTCAAAGTGCGCGGGTATCAGTCTGGCGACACAGAAAATAACTATCCCGGCAGCACATACATTTACATGGCATTTGCCGAAAACCCATTTAAGAACGCATTAGCGAGGTAACAACAATGTTCATGCTTAACAACAACCCTTTGCCTGTTGGTCGTGCTTTCACGGCTAATAGCATTCAATACCCAGCAAACTGGCTACGCCTTGCTAGTGCAGCAGAGAAAGCCGCCATTGGCATCACCGAGGTGGCAGACCCTGTTCGCGCCGATGACCGCTTCTATTGGAACGGCGATGTCAACCTGCCTAAAGAGTTGGCAGACCGCGAGGAAGTAGACGCCGAGGGCAACCCGATGTGGGTGCAAGTGCTGGGCGAGGTCGATGGCGAACCAGCAATGGTGGACTCTGACGAACGGCTGGTTACCAAAGGGCTGAAGTCGCAATGGATTGCACAGGTCAAAGACACGGCTGGCAAGATGCTGGCTGCGACTGATTGGATGGTGATTCGTAAGGCTGAACGTGACGTAGCGATTCCTGCTGATGTGGTGGCTAAACGTGCTGCCATCTTGGCAGAGGCAGAGAGACTTGAAACCGCCATTGTTGCTTGCGATAATGTCGAGGCGCTGATCGCGGTAGTACAAAATCAAAACTGGGGTGAAGCATGAGCACAATAGCAGTCAACGCCATCACAGACGCATCGGGCGGCAACACGGCGTCAATCAACGGGGCAACGCCGACCACCGACAACCTGATGGGTCGCAATCGCATCATCAACGGAGATATGCGGATTGACCAGAGGAACGCTGGGGCGAGTGTGACACCTACAAACAGCCAGTATTTGGTTGACCGTTGGCAGGCATCACTTACGCAAGCGTCAAAATATACAGCGCAGCAAAACGCAGGGTCTGTTACGCCACCCACAGGATATTCAAATTATTTAGGGTTTACGTCTTCTTCTGCGTACTCGGTAACTTCTGGTGATATTTTTGGCTTTGGTCAAATCATTGAAGGCTTTAACGCAGCAGATTTTGGGTGGGGCACTGCAAACGCACAAACAGTAACATTGTCGTTCTGGGTTCGTTCAAGCCTAACGGGTGCTTTTGGTGGGGCTGTAAAGAATGATGGGGATACCCGTAATTACCCTTTCACTTACACCATTAACAGCGCCAACACTTGGGAACACAAAACCGTAACCATTGCTGGAGATACCTCTGGCACTTGGAACTCCACCAACGGTGTGGGAATCAACATCCGCTTTAGTCTTGGCTGCGGCACTACGTATAGCGGAACTGCTGGTGCATGGACTGCCACTAACATCTGGCAACCAACGGGTTCTACCTCAGTAGTCGGAACCAACGGCGCTACCTTCTACATCACAGGCGTCCAGCTTGAAGCAGGCAGCGTAGCCACCAGTTTTGAACGCAGGATGTATCCGCAAGAGTTGCAACTTTGTCAGAGGTATTTTTTCAAGAAGCAGTCTGAGGCAGTAGACGCATTACAGCTGGCTGTTCCTTATAATGGCTCTACATCAAATCAGTACCTTACTTATTTCTACCCTGTTGAGATGAGGGCTGCACCTACTTTTGCAAACCCGTCAAATTTTTATGGGTCATCACCACACGTAGTATACGCTGGTATTCGCAATGCTTCTATGCGGTGGCTTGTTGGGACAGATTATATGCAAGGCGTAACCACATTTGATTTAAGTGCGGAGTTGTAATGTATAAACTTTTACCTAACCATCCAATAACGGGCCAGGAATCTAGGGTTGTAAAGCGCCTGTCCGACGGTGCCTTTATCCCCTTTGACGAAGCCAACACAGACTACCAAGAGTATTTGAAGTGGCTGGCAGAGGGCAACACGCCCGAACCTGCTGACGAGGTGTAAGCATGGGTGGGCTGCTGTATACCATCCTGCTTAAGGTCGGGTAGTGATCGACCCAATCACCGCCTTTACCGTCGCCACGACGGCGTTTAACACCATCAAAAAGGCGGTGGAAGTTGGGCGTGAGATTGAGGATGTCGCGGGCTATATCGGTAAGTTTTTTGGGGCTAAGGCCGACATAGCCAAGGCAGAAGAAAAAGCCAAAAACCCACCAATATTTAAAAAGCTGCTGTCCGCTGGCTCGGTAGAGGAAGAGGCACTACAGCTTGTGGTGCAGCGGCAAAAGCTGGGCGAGATGGAGCGCGAGCTCCGCAGCATGATTATTCTGCGCTATGGGCAAGAGACGTACCTTGAGATGATGCGCCAGCGGGAAAAGATTGCAATGGAGCGCAAGCGGGTCGAGTTACTACAGAAGTACAAGCGGCAGGAGTTTTTTCTTGCTGTTTTCTACACCGGGCTTATTGCTGCGCTATTAGCCGCTTTGGCTTGGCTCGTGATGCTCGGCTTTGAGATGATGGAAAAAGTATGACGGCTAAAGACCTAGACGCTTGGCGTATTGTCCCTAGATTACTAATTTTGAGTTACATGTTGGTCTTCTATAAGACCTGTACGTGGTTCATGGAACTGCCCGATCCGACCAATGCCCAAGCGGGGTTTGTGTCTGTAATTGTGGGAGCGGGCGCGGCGTGGTTTGGGCTGTATGTAAACTCAGGTCCCAAAATGCAGGGAGGCAAGGATGCTTGAGTCGCTCATTGGCCCAGTAACGGGTCTGCTGGACAAGTTTATTGAGGACAAAGACCAAAAGGCAAAGCTGGCGCATGAGATCGCGACGATGTCGGAAAAACACGCCCAAGAGCTGGCAATGGGGCAGCTTGAGGTCAATAAGGCAGAGGCGTCTCACCGGTCGGTTTTTGTCTCTGGCTGGCGTCCATTTGTGGGGTGGACATGCGGGGTTGCCCTAGCATGGCATTTTGTACTACAGCCCCTTGTCATCTTTACAACTGCTTACCTAGGCGTTAAACTACCGGTACTGCCCACGTTTGACATGGACAGCCTCATGACCGTATTACTCGGCATGCTTGGTCTTGGTGGCCTACGGACCTATGAGAAAAAGCAGGGGTTGACCAAATGAGCTTTCAGCTATCACAACGCAGTTTAGACCGACTTGAGGGGGTAGAGGATAGCCTCGTCGTGGTGGTTAAGCGCGCCATTGAACTGACCAAAGTAGACTTTGGGGTAACTGAAGGTCTACGCACTATTGAAACCCAAAAGCGCTACGTTGAGCTTAAGAAAAGCAAAACCATGCAGTCTAAGCACTTAGATGGCAGAGCTGTAGACTTAATGGCGTACTGTGATGGCGTTGCTTCATGGGAATTAAATCTTTATGACGATATTGCCGACGCCATGGCGGAGGCTGCTCGGGAGTACGGCGTCGTTATCCGTTGGGGCGCTGCTTGGCACATCGACGACATTGGCACATGGCAGGGCAAGATGGAAGACGCCATGACCACATACATCGACCTGCGTAGGTCGCAAGGCAAACGCCCGTTTATTGACGGGCCACATTTCGAGCTCATGTAATGAACAGCACCATCATTGCAGTGCTTGTCTTCGTGGCTGGCCCGGGGAATTCATTGCAGGTGGCGCATAAGTTGGAAGTGCCCGACGAAAAGAAATGTATGGAACTGGTAAGAAAAATCAACCTTGACAGAACGACGCCGTTTGTAGCTGCTTGCTACTCGGATGTCCGCGTTCGGGGGTCTTAAATGCCTTTACAAAAACTTATGTTTAAGCCCGGAGTAGACCGGGAAAATACTCGCTATACCAGTGAAGGCGGTTGGTATGAGTGCGACAAGATACGTTTTAGACAAGGCACACCTGAGAAGATTGGCGGCTGGGACCAATATTCCTCCAATCAATTCTTAGGGGTGTGTCGTTCTTTAAACGAATGGGTTGCCTTAGATAACAACCAGCTGATTGGTTTAGGAACCAATCTTAAGTATTATGTAGAACGCGGCAATTCGTACAACGATATCACACCTATCCGAGCAACGACGGCTGCTGGGGATGTAACCTTTGCGGCCACCGCCAGCTCCTCTACTTTGACTGTCACAGACGTAGCGCATGGTGCTATAGCCAATGATTTCGTTACATTTAGCGGGGCCGTGAGCCTTGGTGGGAATATCACGGCTGATGTTCTAAATCAGGAATACCAGATTGTTTCTATTATTGATAGTGACAATTACACTATTACGGCCAAGGATACCTCTGGCGCTACGGTTGTTGCAGACGGATCGGATACGGGTAATGGCGGCGCGTCGGTGGTGGGCGCATACCAGTTGAACACGGGTCCTGCTTATGAAGAGACACTTTCTGGGTGGGGCACGGGATATTGGGGCTATGGTACTTGGGGGTTTGGTACACCTTCTACTGATGCTCTTCGTATTTGGAACCATTCCAATTTTGGTGAGGATTTAGTCTTTGGCCCACGGGGCGGAGGCATCTATTACTTAGATTACTCGGCGGGATTGACCAACCGAGGCGTCAATATTTCTACGCTTTCCGGCGCATCAAATACCCCTGTAATACAGAACAACCTGCTGGTTTCTGACGTATCGCGGTTTGTTTTGTGTTTTGGTGTCAATCCTTTAGGCTCTTCTACTATCGATCCAATGTTGGTTCGTTGGTCAGATCAGGAGAGTGTTGTCAACTGGACACCGGCTGCTACTAATCAGGCTGGAGATTTACGGCTTTCTATTGGCTCTGAGATAGTCACTGCTCAGCAGCAACGTCAGGAGATTTTGGTTTGGACGGATTCTGCGTTGTATTCCATGCAGTATCTTGGCCCGCCTTACGTTTGGGGAGCTCAATCGCTTGGTGAGAACATTTCCATCATGGGCCCAAATGCGGTAGCAAGAGCTGCCAACATGACCTTCTGGATGGGCAAGGATAAGTTTTATGTATACGATGGCCGTGTACAGACCTTGCCGTGTAACTTACGCCAATTTATTTTCCAGAATTCTGACCCTAATTTGAATATCAACTTAGGGCAAGCCGAGCAAGTATTTGCTAGTACGGTTGAGGCCTTTAATGAGGTATGGTGGTTCTATTGCTCTTCGGCTGAGATAGCTCCTACTTCCCCTGATCGGTATGTAGTCTATAACTATGCTGACAGGATTTGGTATTACGGTTCGTTGTCGCGTACGGCGTGGCTAGATAGCAAGATTAAGGGCAATCCTATTGCGGCCTATGGTACTAAGCTGATG